CGAAGTCGCCTATAGCCCGCAGACGCACCGCATCCTATACCGCGGGCAGCCGTTCAACATCGTCGACTATGACGATTTTATGCAGCAGCACCGCACGGTCAAGCTGGTGGGTGAAGCGTATGGCTAAGACAATCAAACCCGAGGAACTCAGCGAGGCGATCAAGCAGGAGCTGACCATGTACAGCAAACTGGTGACTGAGGGAGTTGACGCGGCAGGGCTTGAGTCCATCAAAAAGCTGGTTAAGCTGACAAAAGCGACCGCACCCGTCGGGAACCGCGGCTCTTTTAAGCGAAACATCACCTCAAAAGAGATAGCCAACCCCATCGGTACAAAAACCTATGTCTGGGGCGTGAAAGCTCCGGACTACAGGCTCACCCACCTGCTCGTTCATGGCCACGCGACAAAGGACGGCGGACGCACAAAGGCCGACCCGTTCCTTGCGAATGCGCTCGACCAGGTCCTGCCTGAATATGAGCGCCGCGTCGAGGAGGTCATCAAAAATGGTAAATGAATTACTGCATCGTGCGGGGATCCCCGGAAGACGCGGACGTTTTCCCAAGCCGCCCGCCGGTACCTATGCGGTGTGGATGGATGACATCACCACAGACGGCCCGGACGGGATGCCCCTGATCCTCCGGCACGACATCACGGTCGAGCTTTACGAAGCCGGGCCGGATGACGAAAAAGAAGCTGCCCTCGAGGCGGAGATCACTGCAGCGGGGCTGCAGTGGACAAAACAGGACCGATACTGGCTGCAAAGTGAGCAGCGGTATCAAGTCATTTATGAATTTTCCTATATTGAAAAAAGGAGGCTCTAACCAATGGCCAAAAGAGACAAAGAGACGATAACTCTGGGCAGCGGCAAGATCTACCTGCAGGCATATACCGACACGATGCCTACTGTTGATACACTTTGCAAGCCTGAAAACCTGCTGGGTTACATCAAAGGCGGCGCCGCTCTTGAGTACACACAGGAAACCTACGAGGAAAAAGACGACCTCGGCTTCGTTTCCAAAATTATCACAACAAGCGAGGAAGCTATTCTTCGCTGCGGCCTTCTCACATGGAATGGCGAAACACTCCAGAAGCTGATCGACCGCTGCCAGTCTACAACAGCGTCCGGCAAACGCACGACCAAGATCGGCGGCCAGGGCAACGCACAGGGCGGCTACTACGCAATCTGCTTCCTCCATGAGGACAAGGTCGACGGCAATCTCTGGATCCTTATTAAGGGCAAAAATACCGCCGGCGCCACCCTCACCTTTGCGACAGATGAAGGCACAGTCGTCGAACCTGAGTTCAAAGCTATGCCTCACGACGATGCAGGCACACTCATCGAACTGATCGAAGAAATTCCTGCAGCCTAAACTCTAAACAAAAACGGGACCGCGGCGTCCCGTTTTCTTTTTAAGGAGGAAAACAATCATGGCGAGAACGCTGGATTTTAACCTGATAGCGCCACCCACGCTGCCGCTCGTTATGCGAGATGCAGATAAAACTCGAATCACAGTTTGCGTACCTTCGGAGGGTATGATCGAGTCCCTTGGCTCTCTTCTCCCAGAACTTGAGAGCATAAGCAACGAAACCGCTGCGGATCCGGAGTCTATTCGATTGATCTATGAAGCTACGGCGCGCTTTATAAGCTGCAACCGTGAAGGAATCACGGTCACGGCAGATGACCTGCGCGGAAAATATAAGTTCAATTTTGAGACCCTGGTGATCTTCTATCAGGCTTATATTGATTTTATTACAGGAATAACAAACGAAAAAAACTGAGGCTGCCGTACTACCCAGCCGGACAAAGTACGGCATCCGATCATGAATACACACCCGCCACTGCGTGGCAGCATCTGGTCGCAGAATATGCCGGCCTTTCTCTGCTACAGGTACGAGATTTGAACTATATCCAGTATCTGATCTTGCGTCGAGACGCATTTGTACATCGACTGAACCAAAGCGAAGAGGGACAGGAATATCTGCGCAATGCGTGGCGCATAGAGCAAACAAAACCTGACCGGGCTGCCCTGCGGAAAAAGTTGGGACGAAAGGAGGACCCGCAGCTGAATGGCGAATAATAGACTAAAAGGGCTGACGATTGAGATCGGCGGCGATACCACAAAACTGGATAAAGCCCTGCAGGATGTAGTCAAACGCTCGGGCGAACTTTCCGGGGAATTAAAAGACATCAACAGTCTTTTGAAGTATGACCCGAAAAACGTCGAGCTTTTAGCACAAAAGCAGGACATCCTCACGGGCTCTATCGAGAACACTAAGAAAAAACTTGACCTCCTTCGCGAAGCTGAGAAGCAGGTGCAGGCACAATTCGAGCGCGGAGAAGTTAGCGAGGAGCAGTATCGAGGCCTCCAGCGTGAAATCGCAGGCACCGAGCAGAGTCTCAGATCCTATGAGAAACAGCTGGACACCACAAAAGCGAAGATCAAAGAGTTCGGTGAAGAATCCGAAGACACAAAAAAACTGACAAAAGAAATGGGTGACGAACTCGGTGCGGTAGCAGACAAAGGCTTCGCTGGTCTCGCCGCTGCCGCAACGGCAGCTGTCGCCGCTCTCACCGCCGCTGCCGAGTCCACTCGCGAGTACCGCACCGAAATGGGCAAACTCGACACAGCTTTTACCGATAACGGTCATACAACAGAGGCGGCGACGGGCGCGTATAAAGAACTCGTCGGCATCCTCGGTGAGACCGACCAGTCGGTCGAAGCTGCTTCGCACTTAGCAAAGCTGACCGACAACGAAAAAGACCTCGCGCACTGGACGGGTGACATCCTGCCCGGCGTCTTTGCGACCTTCGGCGACTCACTCCCCATCGAAGGGCTCACCGAAGCGGCAAACGAGACAGCGAAGGTCGGGAAAGTTACCGGCCCGCTGGCGGATGCCCTTAACTGGGCGGGTGTCAGTGAGGACGCATTCAACGAAAGCCTGGAAAAATGCACAACTGAGCAGGAACGCCAGGCACTTATAACGGAGACCCTTGTCGGCCTTTATGGCGACGCATCCAATGCGTACAAGGAAACAAACGCGGACATCATCGCTGCCAATAAGGCGAACGACGAATGGACTGCCTCCCTTGCCGAAGTCGGTGCCGCGGTCGAACCGGTGCTCACCAGAGTGAAAGAAACAGGGGCAAGCCTCCTGTCCGGCGTCGTTCCGGCTATTGAATGGCTGCTCAACAATCTGCCAACTGTAGCGGCAGCGCTGGGCACTCTGACCGCAGCTTTTACAGCCTTTAAGGTGGCACAACTTGCCGCCACTGCTGCGACCCAGGGCATGACACTGGCGCAGTATGCAGCCGCTGCTGCTCAAAAAGCGCTCAACTTAGTCATGAACGCGAACCCCATCGGCTTGATAATAACTGCAATCGGTATCCTGGTTACGGCTTTTATCACCCTGTGGAACAACTGCGAGGAGTTCCGTGAGTTCTGGATTGATCTCTGGGAAGGAATCAAAAAAGCCTTCGCGGCTGTGGTCGCATGGATTGAGCAAGCCTGCAAGGATATCGCCGCATGGTTCGTCAAGGCCTGGGAGGACATCAAACTCGCCTGGTCAGCAGTGACCAAATTCTTCTCCGGAATCTGGGACGGAATTGTCGCTGTCTTTTCAGCTGTAGGCTCCTGGTTTAAAAAGAAGTTTACGGATGCAAAAAACAACGCACAAAATGCCTGGTCAAAGGTCTCCACGTTCTTTTCTGGCGTCTGGTCGGGTATAAAAAATGTCTTTTCCTCAATCGGCTCTTGGTTCAAAAATACCTTTAACTCCGCAAAAGAAAAAGCTCTCTCGGCCTGGAGTAATATCAAAAGCAAGTTTGCGAATATTTGGAACACGATCAAAGAGGCCTTTAAAACTGGAGACTTCTCCACAATCGGCAAAAACCTCCTCGAAGGCTTGTGGAATGGCATAAATGACAAAGTCACCTGGCTGAAAAACAAAGTCAAAGGCGTCGTCGATAAAATTAAAAGCTGGTTTACCGGTTCCGATGGCTTCGATACGCACTCGCCATCTAAATGGTCTGAGGATGTCATGGACAATGTCATGGAAGGTATGGACGTGGGCGCTGAGCACTATCGTGGCCGAGGTGTACTGAACACTATCACAGGGCTGAAAGATAGCATGAACAGAGCGCTCACAGGATTAAATCCTCAGATGCCATCTATTACAGCGCCCGCCACAAGTGCTGCAGCGGCCTCGAATGGCGGCCTGCTTGACAAACTCGACCGGATCCTCTCCGCGATCGAACGCGGGCAGATCCTCACGATCGACGGCGACATCCTCGTCGGTGCGACAGCTGACCGCTACGACAGCGAGCTCGGCCTCAAGCGCACACTGGCAGCGAGAGGAGCGATCTAATGGAAAAAAGAAAAATCATTTTCGGTACATACGACACCGCGGTCGATGGGCTCTGGACGCTTGCCGCCTGGAGCCTCAGCTCCGCCCAGCACGTCACCAACTATGTCGCTGTGCCTGGGCGTGACGGCTCGCTGGATCTCTCTACAGCGATCACAGACGGCGAGCCTCGATACAACGACCGAACACTCACCGCGACCTTTGAAAGCTCTGAGGGCGACCGCCTGGAGCGCGAGGGTCGCATCAATGTTATGACAAACTGGCTCGACGGCTGGAGGATGAACATCGAACTCCCCGACGATCCTGACCACTACATCACCGGCAGGCTGCACATCCAAAAAGATTACAACGACCCGGCCCATGCAGCCGTCACAGTCACAGCAGTCTGCGATCCCTGGCGCTATAACAAGCAGGAGACCCTGCTGCAGCTCCAGGCAGGTGAAACGACAGAGACGGCGATCCTGCCCAACTACGGCAGGCGCACAGCTGTCCCGGTGCTGACGATCGAAGGCGAAGCGGCGAACGTCCTGCTGGCCATCGACGGCGCATCCTGGGCGCTGGGTGCCGGCACTTATCAGCTGCCGGATCTTATCGTCCCGCAGGGCGGCAGGATTATCACCTACAGCGGCGCGGGCACGCTGTCCTTTGCATATAGGGAGGCATTGCTATGATCCAGGTATATGCAGACGGTGCGCTCATTTACGACAACCGCCTGCCCGACTACAGCCTTTTAGGGCTCACAGCCACGGCAGGCGTCGACGTCGCCGGCACAGCGACGATCATCATGCCGCAGCATCACCCAGCATATAACAGCTTCACGAGCTATCGGACCCTGGTCGAGATATACAAAAACGGCGAGCTGCTTTTCCGCGGCCGCGCACTCTATCCGAAAGACGACTTCTTCGGTCGTCGGACGGTCGTGTGCGAGGGCGAGCGCGGCTTCCTGCAGGACGGTGTCATCCGTCCATATATCTACCAGGACGGCCCGGCGGCGATATTCGCCAGCGTGATAGAACTGTATAACGCACAGGTGGACGAGTTCAAACGCTTCGCAGTCGGCACGGTCACGGTCACAGACCCGAACAACTACATCCGCTTGGAAAGCGAAAGCGCGGAAAGTTTTGCAGCAGTCGTCGACAAGCTGATCGAACGCTGCGGCGGCTATATCGTTTTTACAAACAACGTCGACGGACAGCGCACGATCAACTGGCTGGCAGATCTCAACTATCAGAGCACCCAGGTGATCGAGTTCGGGTCGAATCTTCTCGACTTCGCCCGAAGCAGTAACAACGACGACCTGGCGACGGTCATCATCCCCTATGGAGCGAAAGACGAAGTCACCGGCGCACGCCTCACGATCGAGGCGGCAAACAACGGCCTCGACTTCATCCAGGACTATGACGCGGTCGCCCTTCGCGGCGTCATCGCGAAAGCGGTCTTCTGGGACGACATCACGCTGCCCGAGAACCTGCTGGCGAAAGCGCAGCAGTACCTCAGCACCAGCAAACTGATGATAACAGCCCTGGAACTTTCCGCGGTCGATCTCTCCGATATGGACAGGAACATCGACTCTTTTCGAGTCGGCGACCAGATCCGCGTGAGAAGCAAGCCGCACGGCGTCGACGACGTTTTCCAGCTGAATA